AGGTGACTGCGAAGCTGTCGGGCAACCAGTTCTTCGGCTTCGTGCCGAATGCTCGGTTCGTTCGCCCGCTGATCGGCATGGCCGTCAACACCACGGCTATGACCCGCCTGAACCCCACGGACAACTACCAGTTCCTCGTCATGGGTGCGATGGGGATCGAGGTCCGTGGCGACTACAACGGTAAGTCGGGCGTCTTCGCCTCGACGGTCATCAACTAAGGCGGCGGGGCCAAGGCTTCGGCCTTGGTCCTTCCATTTGGAAGGAGCGCTATCATGCGCATCAGGATCACTGCCGGTGGCATCCACGACGGCGAAGGCAAAGAAATCAAGATCGGCACCGAGCTGGACATTGCTGATCAGGAAGTCGGTGAAGGTGGCGAGCCGCTGGCCCCGCACCCTTGGGCCGGTCGCTTCGAAGCCATCTCGGGAGGCGGCGACAAGCCCGGTAGGACAGCCGTGACCAATCCGAAAGGTGGGGAGAATACCGGTAACGGCGAGTCCCCGGCTGAGTTCGTTGCTCCGATTGGTCCATTCACCGCCAAGGAAAGTTCGCCGGGTTGGTGGGGCATCTTCGATGGTGCAGATCAACCGGTCGGTAAGAAGGTCCGCAAGGCTGAACTTGAGGGCTTCGACACTCTGAGCGACGAAGACAAACAGGCGTTCTCCACCGAGCATGCCAAGGCGGTCTTCGAAGCCGAACAAAAGAAGGCCTGATAGCTATGGCGGGTTATGGAACTGATGCAGGGCTGGCCGACTATTTGGTCACCAATGGCCTCGTGCTGCCCACTGAGGCACCATCGCCCGCCATCCTTCGCCAACGGGCATCTGACTACATTGACGGGCTGTATGAGGCTCGCTTCACTGGAACGCGAACCGATCCGCTAAACCAAGAGCGAGCATGGCCGCGCACCGGTGCTGTGGTAGCCAAGATCGCTGTGCCGGTAAATGTCATTCCAGCTGCCGTTGAACGTGCTGCGTATGCCGCGGCGGTCTATGAAGGGCAGAATGACGGTGCGCTGTCGTCGGCAGCCAGCCAATCCGGCGCGATCAAGCGTGAGAAGGTCGATGTCATCGAGACAGAGTACGCAACCGGCACTGGCGATGTCGTAGCAGATGCTACGGTTCGCCTTTCATCCGTCGAGGGTGCGCTGTGCCCGTTCCTGAAATCCGACGAAGCCACAGGCGTCAGCCTCGGCCTATGGGCAGTGGGATGACGTTCGACTACGCCCGCGCTGCCAGCACTGCCGAACGCCTGATCCGTAAGTTTGGAGCCAAGGGCACCATCCGCCGCGAAACACCCGGCACCGGCCCGTCATACGATCCGGGCGAGCCGACCATCACCGACCATGAAGCTCACATCGTCCTGACAGCGTTCACGAACCGCGAGATCGATGGCCAGCGCATCCTCTCCACCGACCGCAGGGCACTGGTCGAACCATCCGTAGGTGTCGAGCCCAAAACCACTGATTTGCTTGTCGCGCCCGATGGGGCCATCCTGACCATTGTGAATGTCGATTTGGTTCGACCGGCGACCACAACCGTTCTCTACAAGCTACAGGTCAGGGCATGACAGGTCACAAGGAAGCCGGTGCAAAAGCCTTCGACGCGCTAATGGAGATCATCCAGCGTGGCAAAGACACGCAAAACGGTGTCTTCATCGACGCTTCCCCCGAGTTCCAAGAGAATATCCGAGCCGAGGCCCATGCCTTGCTTGACGCCTATCTCGACCACATGAGCGACGGGGCCCGCTTTCTCAGGGCGTCCATTGAAGACCATCTCGACGCCGATTTGCTGCTCGCTGAAGGTGCCAAAAGGCTCCAGAAGGACTGATCCTTGAACAAATCCAGAGCCTCCCGACAGGTCTATGCTGACCTGCTGGAGCGCTATGGCCGTCTCGTTGCGGATGCATTCTTCCGTGCGCTTGATGACCTGCGCTCTCAAGCTGAGATTCAGCGTGTCACGGCCGCCATTGAAAGCCGGAATATCGAAGAGGCTCTGGAAGCCCTTCACATCGACCCCGAGGCCTTTAGCGAGCTAGCTGATCGCCTTCGCCAGTCATACGCTGAAAGCGGCAAGGCAACGTCGGACATGATGCCGAAGCGTCGCCCTGATGGTGTGGCAATGGTGGTGCGCTTCGATGGTCGTAACCCTGAGGCCGAGGCTTGGCTTTCGCGCCAGTCATCTGATCTGATCACTCGACTGACGCAGGAACAGCGCCAACTGGTCAGGGCTACCCTATCGATAAGCATGGAGCAGGGCAGTAACCCGCGACAGGCCGCGCTGGATATCGTCGGGCGGGTCAATCGGGTCACCGGCAAGCGAGAAGGGGGTATCCTTGGCTTAACGATACAGCAGGCCGACTTCGTTGCTCGTGCTCGCGACGAACTGGCCAGCGGCGATCCTGCGGCCATGAAGCACTATCTGACGCGAGGACGCAGGGATAAGCGGTTTGACCGGTCAGTAACGAAGGCCATCCGCGAAGGACGGCCTGTGGATCCAGAAATCGCTGCCAAGGCCATGAGAGCCTATGAGCGCCGGCTGCTTCAGCTCAGGGGCGAAACCATCGGTCGGGTCGAGACGATGACCTCGCTGCAAAGCGCCAAACATGAGGCGTATCGGCAGGCTGTCGCGGCAGGAAAGGTCTCGGCTACGGCCATCACCAAAATCTGGCGGTCTGCCGGTGATCTGCGTGTCAGGCATACTCATCAAGCACTGAACCGAGACAGGGCCAAGTTCAATGAGCCTTTCGTCAGCCCCTCAGGTGCGATGATGCTCTACCCGATGGATCGCAGCTTGGGGGCAGGGGCAAGCGAGATCGTCGGCTGCCGTTGTGACTGCGAATACGAGATCGATTTCTACGCTGATTTGGAGTGACCTATGGCCCAAGGTTCGTTCTCTGCTCAGGTCAGTGCGTGGGTGAAAGAGACGAAGGCACGTCAGGTCGCGGTCTATAAGGGCAGTGCTCAAGAGGTTGTTTCGATCATGCAGGCGTCTCGATCCGAGGGTGGTAACTTGCGGATCGACACTGGCTTCCTGCGGGCGTCGTTGACTGCAAACACGAGCGGTGTGCTGCCTCCGGTGACTTACAAGCCAAAGGGCATCGAACGCTTTCCGTATGATGCAGGCCCGATCAATCTGGTCATCATCGGTGCCGACATCAAAGACCCGATCACCGTCGTCTACACCGCGAACTATGCGCGCCCGCGTGAATATGGGGCGAGGGGGCAGGCCGGTGACCGCTGGGTCGCGCTGGCCGCCCAGCAGTGGCCGCAAGTGGTCGCTCAAGAGTGCGCCAAGGCACAAGCATCTTTCGCATCTCGTAAGGGGTAAGCCATGGCCGATCCTGCCGTTGTTGCTGGTCTTTTGCTGGCCCGCTGCGAAGCTCTGAACGTCGGTTCTCCCAAGCTGCCAGTGGCTATGCCGGATGTGGCCTTTACGCCGCCTACCGATGGCCTCTACCTCCGCGTCGATCTGTTCCGGAACCTACCATTTTGGGAAGGTCTGACTTCGGGCCGCGTCGATCAGGGGCTGATTCAGGTCACGCTGATCTGGCCGAAGGGCAAAGGGCTGATCGTTCAAGCCCGCGCCATCAAGCAGGTCATGGACCACTTCACCAAAGGGCTGGTGCTGCATGGCACCGGAACCCGAGTGAAGATTAACCGCGAGCCTTGGGCCGCGTCTCCAATCATGGGCGATGTCTCGACCGAGACCCCCATCACTATCAGCTGGACGGCTTCCTAAGCCCCACTGACGCCCTATGCCGAGATGGGCGCGGCTTCATCACAATCGAAGGAGCCTCCCATGGCCGCTCTATCGGATGGGCTGGGCACGCGCGTCTTTATCGGACCCGTTGCCACGTCTGACGACACCTCTACCTATGCCGCGCTTACCGGCTATGTCGAAATCGCTGAGGTCGAAAGCATTGGCGAGTTTGGCGACGCCGCTTCGCCTATCACTTTCACCTCGCTATCCAAGGCCCGCGTTCGCAAGCGCAAAGGTGCCCGCGATGCCGGTGATGTCAGTATCGTCTGCGCCAACGTGCCGGAGGACTTGGGCCAGCTTGCAGCCATCGCAGCGGAAGGCACCAAGTTTCGCTACGCCATCAAGATCGTGGCCAACGATGCTGCCAGCGAAGATCACACTGACAGCGAGTTCTATTTCGGCGCTCTGGTCATGTCCAAGCGCGTGAATGTCGGTGCCTCAAACGCGGTGAACAAGCGCACGTTCAACCTCGCGATCGACACCGATATCCATGAAGTGCCGAGCGAAGACGCCACGCCGTAAGCGCGGGCTATCCCCAACCACATCCACCAAACTTTAACGGTCAGGTCGCGCCTGACCGTCCTTTTGACAGGACTGAACCTATGGACCTTTCCGCTTTTGATACTGCCGACCTCGCCAATGCCGGTGCGGTGCTGGAGCTTCGTGATCCGACCGGCAATCCGGTGCTTCAAGACGATGGCGCGCCGGTAACGATCACTCTGCTGGGCGAAGACAGCGATGTCGTGACCCAAGCCAGCAACCGCAACGCCAACCAGTTCCTGCGCGGCACTTCTGCCGGTGGACAGGCCGTCACTGCGGAAATGAGCAAGACCAACGAGATCAACAAGTTCGCTGCGGCAACCGTCGGCTGGAACGGTATTATTGTTGATGGCGAGCTTGTGAAGTTCTCGGCTGATGCGGCCAAGGCACTCTATCGCCGGTTCCCTTGGATCAGGGATCAGGTGCGCGTCTTTATCGCTGACCGCGCAAATTTCATGAAGGCCTCGCGGAAGAGCTGATCGCTTATGCGGAGGCGGTCCATGCCAACAAAAGGCAACTGCCCCCGTTTCCACAGCCGCTAGGGCATGTCTGGCAATGTTACGCCAGACTGGCGGCGACGAGGCCTGTAGCCCCTGTAATCGCCCCAATTGCATACGTTGAGATTGAAGCGTTCAACCGATCGACAGCCGCAGCACTGACAGCTTGGGACGTGCTGCTGATCCGCAAGATTGATGATCACGTCAGAGCCATATCGCTCGGTGAAGCCAACCCCACAAGTCAGATCAGTGCCAGAGACGGGCGCGGTGTCGCAGGAATGCTCAGGGGCATGGCAGCGAGGAAGAAGCGGCCAAGTTAGGCTTAGGCCGCTTCCATCTCACGCTTTGCAGCTCTGACAAGGAAACCGGAACGGTTATAGCCATGCAAAGTCGCATAGGCGTCAATCTCACGTAGATCGTCTTCAGGAACAGTGATGTTGATCCGAACGGCCTTCGCCTTGTTCGGCGCGCGCACAAGGATAGCTACGCCCTCACGGTTCTGAGGGTCGGCCATTACGCTTTCCAGAGACGACGCTTCGGGGATAGCTTCGCCATCCTCTGCCAGACCTTCAAGGTGCAAAGCCAAAGCCTCTTCTGCAAAGGCACGCGCTTCGTCCAAGGTTTCACCGGCAGTTACGCAGCCCGGAAGATCGGGAAAATGGACGCCATAGTCGCTGTCTGCGTCCTTGTGGATCAGGGCGATATATTGAGCCATCTGCTTACCTCAACTTAAGGCCGGACTGCTGCTCGATTGATCGCAGCGTGCCCATTGGAAAATCACGTTTGGGATGCGGAACAGTCACACGCCCTGATTTCGTCAGGTGTCGGAACTGTCTGTGCGATCCCTTTTGAGCAACCTCGAACCATCCATCGGCTTCCAAGGCTTTGATGATGTCGCGGCTGTTCATGTGCGTACTTATACACACGGACTTACAATCCGCAAGTGAAAGTGTGTTTTCATACACACGGAGGGTGCTGTTCTGACTGATCTCGCCACACTAGGGCTTCGCATTGAGAGCCAAGAGGCCGAGGTGGCAGATCGCCGCCTTGATGGCTTTGAGAAGTCAGCCATTCAGGCCGAGCGCGCTACTGATGCGCTGGCCATGGCGGCTCGCGGTCTGGGCGCTTCGCTCAACCCAGTCCTTGCATCCATCGATGCCAGTGTGCGTGAACTGCTCGAACTGCAACGTGCGCAACATGCCGTGGCCGCTGTGTCCGATCTGGTCACATCCGAGGTCGTGCAAGAGGCAGCAGCCGTCCAGGCACTGACCGCCGAGGTCCAGCAGGCTTCGACGGCACACATGCAGTTCAGTGCCAGCGCCAATGTAGTTCAGAGCAGTCTGGGCGGTATGGCGTCTGAGTTCCGACAAGCCGCAGCGGCTGCCCAGCAAGCCGATGCCCACATGACGGCTTACAGGCAGCACATGGCGGCCATGCCTCCTGTCATTGGGCAGGCCGATGCTCACATGCTGGCTTACCGAAACCAGCTGAAGAACGTCAGTGACGGAATAAAGCTGACGGCGCACGACATGCTGAACCTGACCCGACAAGGGGCAGACGTGGGCGTGACCTTAGCCATGGGGATGAATCCCTTCATGGTGGCTTTGCAGCAAGGCCCGCAGATTTTCGATGGCCTTCAGGTTGCGGCTATTCGTTCAGAGGCAACCGTAAGCGCCGTCATGAGAGCCATGGGCGTTGCGATCTGGACAGCAGTTGCTCCGCTGCTTCCGTTCATTGCCGCAATCGGTCTGGCCATTGGAGCGCTGGCCGGTGTGACCGCCTTGTCGGCCCGCTCGATGAACAAAGAGTTTGGCGATCTGACCGTCGGTATGGGCCTGACCGAAAAGCAGCTTGAGAACGTCCAAAACAAGGGCGTCACCATGGGCGATGTCATTGTCGGCACGCTCAAATGGATCGGTGACTCTATCTGGAACCTGATCGGCCCTGCCGTTTCCAAAATCGGTGAGTGGTTCTCGGTTGCGATGGACTGGGCAACGAGCGCTGTCGTCACGGCCAATAAGGTCATCGCTGGTGTGTTCCTTGGCACCTTCAGAGGCATTCAGGCTGTCTGGACAGACCTGCCTGCCGTCATGGGCGATGCCGCGATCAGTGCAGCCAATGCGGTCATTCGCGCCATTGAGAACATGCTCAATCGAGCTGGGGCGATGTTCAACCAGTTCTTGCCGCAGATCAGAATGCTGATGGCTGCCACTGGAAACGTTGCCGGTGCGATGAACCTGAAAGAGTTCGGGCAAGTCGACCTGCCCGAGCTCGATAACCCTTACGCTGGCGCGGCGCGCGAGGCCGGGAAGAACTTTGGGACAGGGTTCGCTGCGGGTGTAGGCGAGGCTGCGGCCTATGTTGATCAAACCATTCAGGCACTTCGCGACAGCATCAAGGAAGTGGCCGAGGGGCGTATCGGTCGTGAAGCCGGAGATGCTGAGGCTGCACGAAGGGCCCGAGCTTCGACAGGTGATGACGAAGCCAAACGCCTTGCTGACGATACCCGCCAGTATGTTGAAAGCCTTCTTGAGCAGGCCAAAACGCTGGGTATGAACACGATTGAGGCGAAGGAATACGAGATCGCTCAGCGTGCTCTGGCAGCCGCCCAGATCGGCATGAACAAAGAGGTCGAAGACGCTGGCCGCCTGCTCATTGAGAAGATGAAGGCCGAAGCCACCAGCACGCGCCAAATGGATGCGGCTATCGCGATGATTGAACTTGAGCGACGCATGATCGGCGCGACCAACACCGAACGTGCTGTTGCATTGGCTCAATTGGCTGAAGCACAGCGCCTCAAAGCCATTGGTGTAAATGTCGGCGACGATGGCTACGACGTAGCAATCGCTCGGGCAGGTGACCTTGCAAGGGCCACTGAAAACCTCCGCACTGAGCAAGACCGTTACAACGACAGCTTGCGCCTGACGCTCGATTTGGCACGCCAGATTGATGACACCATGCGCGATGCTACCAGCGGGTTTGCCGATGCCTTTGGCGACGCCGGTAAAGCTATTGGCGGTTTGCTGAACTCGATGACAGGCCTTCAATCCCGACTCGCCGAAATAGCAGAGCAACGGGAGGAAATGTCTCGCCTGGGCATCATGAGTGCTGAACGTGATGCCATGTTCGAGCGCGATAGAGCCAACGCCACAATCAACGCATATGGCGACATGATCTCTGCCGCTCGAGGCTATTTCAGAGAGGGTAGTGACGGTTATCAAGCATTGCTTGCAGTTGAGCAGGTCTATCGTGCCTTCCAGTTGGCTTCAGCCATCCAGGCAATGGCCATGGGCGGGCAAGAAACCGCGCTCGTCGTCGGCCAGAACGCAATCAAGGCTGCATCGCATGGTGTGGTAGCTGTGGCGCGCGCTATTGCATCGCTGCCTTTCCCGCTAAACCTCGCTGCCGGTGCGGCAACCATAGCTGCACTTGCTGCTATCGGCGTGAAGATTGCCGGTGGGGGCGGATCGGGTTCGGGTAGATCCGATGACGAAGGCCCAGACCACAGCACCAATGCAATCCGCTCATATACGGCACAGGATGCATTGGCCCGCGATCAGGCACAGACGGCTATCGCCCAAAAGCTCGAAGTGCGCGTGACAGCAGACCGGGAGGGCCTGAATGCCTATGTCGTTGGAACAGCCCAACGTGAGGCGACTGGCATTGCGGCCCCCATGGTCGCCGCCGCCGCCGCTGGCACAAAGCGCGACATCTTCCAGACCATGAACGACCGACAAGTCGGAAACCGCAAGGTGTCTGTCTAATGGTGCATGTCCTCCCGATCAGCCCAGAGCCGCGCTCGCCATTCACCTATGGTGTCATGCGGCTCAGCAATGACGTGACCTCGCTTGTCGGAGGTAACCGTCAGAAGAACGCTCGTAAGGGTGATCACTACAGCGTCGACTTCAACATGCCGCCGATGGAGCCGAACGATGCTCGGGCGTGGCGGAAGTTGATGAGCGCGTCCGACACGGTTCTGATGCGGATGCCGCAGCCCGGGTTCGCTATCGGCAACCCTGGCTCACCTCAGGTGAACGGCAGCACCCAGCTCGGCACCACGCTCACTCTTAAGGGCATGACGCCGGGCTATGTCATTCGAGAGGGGCAGTTCTTCAGCATCATCACTCTTGGGCGACGCTGGCTTTATGCTGCGGATGCTGATGCGACTGCCAACAGTAGCGGGATCATTTCAATCCCGCTGGAGGTCATGATCAGAACCAACCATCAAAACAACGATGTGGTTGAGGTTCTTGATCCGAAGATCGAAGGCTTTCCAGAGGTGGCGGAAGACGCTTTTACGATACGTGAGGACGGCTACATCTGGCTTTCATTCAGCATCGAGGAGCGGGGCTGACCAGTAGGGGTAGGGCGCGACGCTAATGCAGCAAATGCCTTAACTGCAAGAACACAAAAATAAAGCAGACCGCAGCAAGCAATGCTGCTGATACTCCAACCGCCATAACTTGAAATGAGTGAGTGTTAATGTCCTTGCTCTTATCCTCGCGTGGGACGACGGGCTTACCATTTTTGATTGGACCAAAGGTGACCTGATCTTCGCGGAAGCCTTCCCATATTTTCCGGTGGGACTTTATGATCTTGATCGATGAGTAGCCTAAAAAGGCCGTTAAGGACCCGATCAAGAGGTATAGGAAAGCCTTAGTTTCGGGGGTGACTTGCCCCTCAGCAAGAGCAACACCACCTGTCGCGGCAACCAGTGCTGTGAAGAGTTTCATGTAAAGCTCGAAAGCCTTGGAAATCTGTTCAGTCCTGAAAATCGCCTGCTGATTGATGTGACTGTAGTGTTCTAAATCAATCTCTGGTCGATCAGTCATTGCGCGCCCCTGTCACTGTGGCTGATGGCTTCATACGGCAAAGGTGGCTCATTCGCGTAACGCTGTCACCCTGAACGCAAATCGAACATGGCTCGCTTCGGCGGGCCTTTTTTATGGAGCAGCAATGGAAGCCGCCCTTATTGCCGAGCGCCGTAAGGCTGTCTCTGTTCGCTGCATACTGGTGAGGATCGAAGCGCCTCAGGGCCCCATCTGTTGGACCGACGGCGGCATTGCCATTTACGACTTCGGCGGCGGACCAGTCCTGTTTTACGGCGAGCACCCTGTCTATGGGCTG